GTAGCCGATACAATTGATTCCGAGCTGGCTGGTACGAGATGGGTAGACAATGTGAAGAGAGTAAAGGTCAAGGTTCGAGATAAAGTAGGTGAGCCTCCCGAGTTCTGGAGTGATTACCTAGCGTATATTCGTCGGCTTCCTCTGAAAGAGCGTGTAGAGTTCTCCGAAGTCAAGAAATTCTCTATCCTTCCAATGTACTGCCCTTATAGCATCATGACCGATCAAGAGCTACAATATCAAGCTAAGAACAAGACAGGAGGAGAGCCGGGTAGTGAGCAAGAGACCATATATCAGGAGTTTCTGCTATACGAGAGGTGGCTAGACATAGGAATAGTCCGAAAGGCAAAAGGTGGTACTCTCTACCCAGGTAAGATACGTCCAGAAGCTCTTCCGAAACCGTGGCATAAAGAGTACGTCATAAGAGGGATACCCGAGCGAGACTTCGCTGACAGTGGAGATGTTGATCTCACGGGGGTGCTAGATCTCTATCTGTCTGACGAGGCCGTGCTCTTGTCTTGTGAAGATAAGACAATGTGTCCAAGTACAATTCGTCCTGGAATGACGGAGAAAGACATCAGTGATTGCCCAATTTGGGATAGAAAGATGCTTATGTGGGCACTCCAATGTCCGGAGCCTAAGTCGATGCAGGAGATTCTCGATGAATGGCCGGAGTATATGGCTAATGTCATGGTTGGACAGAGATTGGAATACAAGAAGGATAAGGGAAGGATGTTCTTCTCCGCTATGTTTGTCTATCGAGCTATCATGTCTGTACTCGAGCGGCATTGGGAGACTCTACTAAAGTATTTTCCAGGCAACCTACTGGCTCAAACCACGAAGTTCAAGATCAAAGCATTTCAAGAGCTCTGCCGACCAGGGGGGCCAAATGCTCTTCTCGAGTCGACAGATATGGACAAGTTTTCTCCACATATGGATAGACGTTACCACGATGACCTTGGAAAGCGAATGGCCGAGCTCTACGGAAGACCTGAGCTACGTGAAATCTATACGCCGATGGTTACGGCTCGGATAAACTCAAGAGCTTACGGAAGGATGGTTAACTTTCAGAATGGCGGATCTAACTTCGAGGGGATGAATGCAAAGGCCAACACTGCTCGTCATAGCGCGATAGGAGCCTATATCAGATATAAGGCGAACGAGGAAGGTTGGCTGCTAACTTTCGGGCCTAGATTAGTATTCGTCGACGATGCTGGTTGCAGCTCACAAGTAGCCGGAATGGACGAGGAAGAGAGGCAACGTAACTATCGAGAGTATCGAGACTTCAGAAGGAAAGCTTACCGAAGTATCTCATGGGAGGAATCTGAGGATAAGAACTATGAATCGGACGTCTTCGCTGTATTGCTCAATGATCGTCGCTATAAGGGAGAGCCTCTGCGCCAAGGAATGAAGGCGGCTCTAAGCTTCGCAAGTTATGACCCAGTAGCTGTTGAGACACTCGGTACACGTAGCGCATCTTGCTTTGCTGTAGCACAAGGAGTATCGTCTTCGGGAGGTCCTATTGAGTGGGCGACCTATTTCTACCATTTCAAGACGCTCACGTATATGGAGCTAATGGCGCCAAGGAGTTCAAAACCTCTCGCTCAGGCCGAGATAGCCCTATTCGCCGTAACTCCAATGTCGATGGGGGGTCTGGGACTCGTGGGATCTCTCTGCCTAGATAGCAATGTTGCAGGGCC